TTCTAAGTTTTTTCTCATTATCCATGGCTACTCCTATGTAGATCTATTCAAGTATAAATATCACTAATTTGGAGTTTTGGTTGAATTAGGATATCTTGGGGGAGGTGTCCTAGATGATTTTCCCTTACTTGCTTTTTCCTGAGCTTCCGCCTCTTTTTTCAACTGATCTGACAGGGTCTTATAATAAAAAGTTCTTAGGTATACTGGAAGGGTGTAGACATCAGTGTGCGTAAATGCACCTTGAGAATGGTATGCTATCTCAAAGATTTGTTTGTGCAGAATGGGCTTGTAATCAAGCCCTAGGCCAAAAAAATTGGACGTTCATTGGCATTTGAACTGTTGGATCTTCGTGACCACAGCTTTCACATTCAAAGTCAATCGTCATGTCTACGTCGGGGGATACTGTGTCTAAGTACTGACGAAATGCTAAAGAATCTCTAGATAAAAATTCATTATCAACAAACGATCTAATTTCCGTTTTGTCTTCTTCACCATCTATAGCTACAATCATATATTTAAACCGACTGGTTAGTTCATATGTTACTCCGTTGCCACCAACCTTCTTTTTTTTCATTCTTTTTGCTTCTGCTTCAACTAGCTTTTCGTCAGCGTGAGTTAGAATTTTAAATGTTAAGGTTTTTTTAGCTATTGGAAGTTTAAATGTAAATCGACCTTCACTGTCTGGGGCATCGCCTTCTAGAATTTTATTTTCTAAAGATGTTAAATCGACATTTTGTTTATGTTTAGCGCCACATGCAGGACAAGCCAATTCTACTGGATATTCAGCACCATATCCTAGCACTCTTGCTGCTACCATGATTGCATTCTTATCTCCGGTAACTAAGTCGTTATAGTTTACAGATTTACCTTCACCATTACTTACGATCAGAGCTCTAAGTAGTGTGTCAATAACTAAGCCTTTTTGGATTAGATTAGAAGATGTTAGGATGTCTTCTTCTTTAGCAGTCATATACTTCATTTCAACCTTACCTGACGATAATGCACTATGTTCAGGATATAATGTTCCTCCGCTTGGAAGGTCTATGATTTCTGTTGGAAATTTAGACTCTTTAATCAGAGTCGTATTAGACTCATTTGCAAGTTGTTGTTTTAGGTCGTCTGTGGATAGGGCTTTGCCTGGGTAATCATCTGTAACTTTATTCATAATTTAGGTTCCTTTTGAGGTTCGTATATATAAATATATAGCAATAAAAAAAGCTCCCTGAGGAGCCTTTCTTAAATATATTATTTAGGGTTATTTATACTGCTCTATCTGCAATATTATATGTGTGTCCGCTTCCGGATGCATTTAATATTGAAACCACTACTTTATTACCTTCAGGTCGAGCGTTGACATATGTTTGGGATATAGTAGTTTCCATAGAAATAATACTTCCAGTATGAAGAGTTAAGATATGGTCATTAACTGCTTTAGATAGGGTTCCTGCAGTATCTGACGTTTCGTTTGCATCAACATTACCAGTAAATATAGACATTGTAGTATTAGTATAAAGAGCCATAAATATTACTCCTTAGTATTGTAAGATAGCGTGATCATATCTAATGTCTAGTGAAATCATTAGAGGAGTTCCGTCCTCTTCATATGATAAATCTCCAAATGTTGCTTTTGTTATAAAAGCACCTTTAAGATTCCATTCTTCAACCTTATCACCTACTGGACCCAACACATTGATTGTTATATCCTTTTTATACATATCAGAATAGCCATTTCGGCCAGTAACTGATTCGTGATGTAGTCTTACCCATTCCATAACGGCTTGTGCTCCAGACGGAACAATTGGATCGTAAAGTTCCATGCCTGATATTGCATCCCATTCTGACCTACCTTTAATGTATCTAGTAGTGTTCATATGCTTGATTGCAGTTTCACCATTACTAATACTAGGCCTTGGGCACTTGCGTATAAGATATGATGGTATTCCGTCAACATACATGATAAACCTATTTGCAACCTTAGGTTCAAAATTAGTGTGCATCAGTTCTGTTGGGTCTATTAAATTTGCCATTTAGTGTTTCTCCTTGTATATAAATATCTTAGTCTTCGAAAGTTGCGCCAGTTGGCATGATGTTAAAGTCAACTACGATAAACTCTGCAGCTTTTGCAGGTTGTAAGAAAATCTCTCCTTTCATGATATTTCTATCGATAAGATCTGGAGTGTTGTTAGACTCGTCCATAACTACTTTAAATGCATATAGACCTTGGTTTTGTTGAACAGATTCCATATATGGATTAACTGAACCTAGGAATCTATTGCGAGTAGCTGCTGTGTTGTTCTCGAATACAAGGTATTTAGAAGTACTAGCTATGAATTTCTTAAGATTGATTAATAATCGACGTACATTCACACGATCAAGAGCAGAAGCTTTTTTCTGAAGAGTCTTTTGACCCCATACGCAAACGCCTTCTCCTGGGAATGTTGCTAGAGGATTAATATTGTCCTCGTATAAAGTGTCACGGTTTGCATGTGTTAGCTTACGCTCTGCTTGAACTACAGTTTCTAAACCACCTCGGTTAAGACCTGCAGGAGCATACCATTCAGCAGCAACTTTATCATTAAAGGCATAAATACCAGGAATAAGAGTTGATGGTGGAACCCATACGAATTTGCCATTTGCTGATGTCTGTACCCAAGGCCAATACATAGCTGCATAGCTTGAGTCGAGTAATTCACCTTGTCCTGTGGCTACTGAGATATTTTGAGAAGCTAATGTAGGATCAATAACAGCAAAGCAATCACCTCTTGTTTCACAAGCAGTAATTAGCTTGTTGGTTAATGCAGAATGGTCTCTAGTAGTTAAACCTGGCATTGAAATCATATTGATATCATACTCATCGGCATTAGTTAGTAGGTCTATTGCATTTTCATACGAAGTTTGACCATTGGCAGGTGATCCAGGGTTTAATCCTTGGATGTTTGCTGCGATCATTTTATCAAAGTATAAAGCTGGATTAACTTTACCACCATCACTACCTCCTGTAAAAGTTCCTGTTGCTGCTTCTGGAAGTTGTCCGGCATTAGCTGCTGAACTTGTTGCTCCATTAGCATCAAGGTAGTCTGGTATTTCATTGACTTCAGAAACATAGACATACTTTGACTTGTTTGGGTAGTTACCTTTTGGTTGTAGGTAAACTCCACCGTCTTGAGCTATAGTTTGGTATTGATCTCCAATCATTTTACTAATAAAGTTTGGCTGGTTTGGATCAAGACTTAGACCTGACCAAGTTTCTAAAATAGTTTTACGTTTAGATGTGTCATCACCTCGACGAACTAGAAGAGTAAATGTACCCTTATTGCCAGATACATTTGAAATCTCAAACCTTAGGTTGTCTTTTGACCCATTTGTTAATAGATCATTAGTACCTGCTGAACCTGAAGAATTCATAGATGCACCATCAGCAATTGTATTTAGTACAAAAGATGTAATTGATGTACCTACAGTTGATGTTCCTCCAGCTGTGGCAAACATTGCAGCAGTTGGGGCTCCAGATGAACCTGATGTTATGATCAAACCATTTCCACCGACGTGATTTCCAGCTGTTCCTGCTGCTGAAGCTGTTACTTCTATAGATGCTCCGGTATTATCAGCAGTAAATGCAGATAGACTTGAAACGGAATTAAATTCTGCAGCAAAGTTTTCTGCGTACTTCGTTGTGGAGTTCCCTCTATCAAAGAATCTAATTGAATCATCAGATGCGTCTGGGCTTGGGTTCAATTGACCTATAAAGTTAATTGTTGTTCCGTCAGTTTTAACTACCTTAATGGTATCAGATTCGTTTGCTGTAAGTACTACGGATGAACCAGAGGCTTTTAATATTCCTGTTGGAGATCCAGCAGAAGCTACTGATTGGGATGCATTGCTATAGCTAGTTCCGAGGATTCGGACTACGGTTAAAGCACCTGAGTGCTTTAGGTATTCTCTTGCTGAGATTGAGGTTAAGTATTCTGTTACTGTACTACCAGATGTGAATGTATCGCCAAACATTTGAACATATTCTGGATAGTTTGATACTAGTGTTGGTATTAGAGCAGGACCTTTGACTGTAGGGCCTATGATAGCTCCACCTATTTCACCAATACCTTGCGGTACAAATGACAAATCGTTTTCTTGCGTAAATACACCGGGGCTTATTAATTTTTCAGCCATTTATTTGTCTCCTAATAGATTGTATTATTATTCAATATATAAATATATTTCAGGGATTCTAAACGTCACCTATTTGGAAATAAAAACGCCTGTTTCTGGATCTAATGTGCCATCACCATACTTAGCCGTTATATCAGCTATAACTTTAGATTCATTGGCTTTTACCAAAACAAATTCTTTTTTAAGCTTTGTCTTTTCTAGTTCTAAATTTTGGATTTCTAATTCTATTTGACCGAATTTAAAAGTTAATTCTTCGAATGATGATTTAATAGATGAAACGGAAGTCATTTCTTCTGGTGTAAACTTGATTTCTTTTAACATGGATTATTTTGTTCGTTTGTTGGAATATCATTTATAGAACCTAAGGTTTCAGTCCCAATAACGATTTTTGCAGAAGAAAATGTTTTAGGATTGAAATTACTTAAAGATTTCTGGATGTTGTTTGGTATAACGTAGCCATTCATTTCTATTGTGAATGTAGCCTTTGAAGCACGGTCTTCACCTGTTTCAGAGGTTAAAGATGTTGCAAATGTAGATATCTTAGAAAGAAATTTAAATCGTTCATTACCCCAGTACTGGTTAGCAGCATAGTTAATATCCTCTATAATTAAATTTAATTGTGATATATAATCTGCCCAAATAATGCAATCATAACTTAGTTTAACATAGTCGGGAACGACTATATTTGTATATTCTCTAACTGGAGTTCTTTCATTTAGTACTGAAAAGTTATCATATCTATTTTTAGAACTGTATGGTTTTTGATATGACTGAACGAGGGGATTATTAACGTCCACCTTTGTTCCTATCATGGAATTTTCCATAGAAGTTCTTTGGTATGCAATAGCAGGTAGTTGTATTTTACCTTTAGCGTCTCTTAGAAATCCTCCTCTAGATATAGACTTCCATTTTTCAGGGGAGGCATATATAATTGGCACAGGGGTTTTACCGTCATGGCCTGTTACCGTGGGTTGGATTACATTATCAAAGTAGTATTTGATAACAGAATCTATGTCGTATAAACCTAGGGAAATGGCTTTTTTAGAGCCTGTCATATCAATTTGTTTAGATCTATCTATCTCTTTTGCCATTATATATTCCTAAGCTTATTATTATATGCTCTATGTATTTTTTCTATGTTAAGCTTGGTTGTTCTTGTTTGGTGAGTTTCACAAAGTACTGAAAAGTTCCCTCCGTGAGCTCCATCGCCTTTGTCGGTAGAAGGATTTTTACCTACTATATATTGACTTTCACTTTTTTTATCAATTTCCCAATAAGCATCATCCCAACCAATAATATCCCCAATTTCAAGTTTTAGATTAGCTACAGTCCTTAATTCCTCTCTAAGGAAGTTAAATCTTGCTGTCTTGTTAAAATCTATACCAAACTCATCGGATACATATTCTTTATCGTCAACTTCTACCATACATGCAATTCTAACGCCTGGAAAGTAGACTTTGTTTATGGCTTCACCATACAAATCTTCTTGCATATCTTTTAACGAAGATTTATAAACATCTACCGATATACCGATTACCTCGTTTATAAGTTCTTTATTCATTGCGTTGAATAATCTTACGTCTCTAAATGATCCGAATAATCCCATATTAGCCTAAGTAGATGTTTAATGGAATGTTTGTAATAGTTTCTCTAAGGAATTCTGCTTCGTCTTTTTTTGCTTCAAGCATATTTCTTCTAGATGATGCTTCAAGATCTTCTCTTAAAGTAGCTATTAAAGATTCTTTTTCTGTTGCACCTTCACTTCTTAAAGCATCACCATCAACTGTGATTTCACCTCCAGGTGTAGGTATAGAGCTATATTTACTTCGGACAATACCTAGTAACTCTTTGGATAGTGCTAAAGCATACTTTCTAATCCATTGAATTCCAGGAGCATTAATAGTAGAATAATTTAAAGATCTATAATCTATATCAGCAAAATTAGATACTGTGGCTGTATCACCTAAACTATCAGTATACTTATCGGCTTTTACATAGTATTGGAACCACATTGTGAAATTTGTAGTTGGCTTTGGAAATAGTCTTATTTTATTATTTTGGAGCTCAAAGCTATATGCAGACTTTCTAACTATGTCACTAAATTCGACTTGTTGTTGGCGTAATAAAATATCGTATATTGGTAGCATCATAAATGATACACCAGCACCTCTATTTTGAAGTCCAAATTCACTAACTGCCATAGCACTATTATTACCTAATGCATATTGATCTGTATGGCGTATCGATGCAGGAGTTCTATCGTGAAAGATCTTTCGCACTTCTAACCTTTTGCCACTTTCACTAACTGCTCCCCATAGTGCTTGCATATCATAAACTTGAGACCCAGATACTACTGAAATAGATCCTTGCTTTAGATCTGTGTTACCCCCAGTTAATGTTTCTGTTCCATAGTGTTCGGTTAGACTTATTAAGCCATTAAGACCATCTGCTGAAGCTGTGGTTAAGTTGGTTTTAGGTTGGGATGTTGCATCTAAAAGATTTTGGCGGATCTGGTATCTTTGTATTTGTGCACCATACTCTGTAACAGCTTCCTCAAAACATGCAAAAAAATGAACATCTTGTAGTTCAATATCAACAATAGGATAGCCAAGTCTTTTAGCACACCATAATGCTGTATTTTCTACATCAGAGTTATATGTGCCTTGATTATCATATGTCCCGAATGGGGTTTGTCCGAAACCGGCATTGAATGTCGCGGTGCCAGCAAATAAGTTAGTTGTGGTTGCCATGGAGTTCTCCTGTACTTATAAATATCAACTTAGCTTCTTTTAACGCTAGCCGTTGGAGATCATAATAGGGCTCTGAGCCTGATTTATCGTAATGGGTCTTTTATATAGAGCCCCTGGAACTCCAGGATCTGATATGGGCAAATTAAGAAATTGAATATAGGAGGCCTCCCCACCTGAGCCATTGATTACAAGGGCAGGAAGATTTCCTGTAGGGTCTCCGGATATATACAAGGATTTTAGTTCTACAGGACTGTCGTTTAATTCTAATTCTTTCCAACTACTCATATCTACTCAATTACCCTGGATATCCATTAACACCACCTGGACCATTTAATTCTCTATTGTAAAAATTGTGCCCACCTTTCCAGGTAGCCCCAGTTGAAGACACATCGCCAGTTTCGCCATAAAACTGTCGGAAATAGATATATAAAAATATTTCAAGGGTTGGGTTGTTATGACTAGGCATCTGAGTTATATAAGAGGTTACCTGTTGAACGGTTCCCGAGCTTGGTAGCATTTCCCAAAAATTGAAGTCCCCCATTGCTGTGTGAAGGGCTGTAACAGATTCTACAGTAACTCTTGGGTTTGATGGATCGGTATTATCAACCCAACCGGTTGTTACGTTTGTGACGGGGTTGGTGTAACTATATGTCTCAGAGTCATTCCATGTGATTTCTGGTCGGGTGTCATTAGAGGGGTTTAGGGGTTGTCCAAAGCTCGATAAAATTATAAGAAGATCTGCCGCTCCGACTATTCCATCTTGATCGAGATCTGCTTGAGTTCCCCATGGTAAGTTCTCATTTATCCCATCTCCCCATGCCCCAAGTAAAACGAGAAGGTCCGCTGAGGTGATTGCGCCATCGCCGTTGAGGTCTATCGCAGCATAGTTCCAAGGAATTATAACCGGGACACCTTCTTCAATGTCTTCTTGTGGGTTTTTAATATATACCCCAAAGCCATTTACAGAAACATTTGATTGCATTAACTGGTGCGTGTCGAGAGAATAGGCTATTCCTAAACTTGGCAAGTCGGGCAAAAAAACCGAACCCGTTTCTACTTCAATAACAGAGGTTCCAGAAATAGGATTTGTTATGCCCAGCGATGTTACTTGAGCATCGCTACCACTTAATATTAGTTTTTGCCAAGTTGCCATGTGCTTACCCTAAGACCCAGTAGATATTTTTAGCCAAGACTCCCCGTTTGGGGCATTATAACGGTATAGTTTTCCTGCTTCAGTTGGGTCAGAATCTGGTAGGTTCTTTATGATCAGCTGACTTCCTGAAATGCTTATGTCACCGTTTGCCACTAGAGTTTTTAGCTCTGCTATAGAATTTTTGGTTATTACTTTTTTCCAATCTTGTGGCATTTATTACTTTTCGCTTTTTGGGGTTTTTGCAAGTTTACTAATGTTTTTATTTGTAACCGGAGGCTTTTGATGAAGCTCTGCTATTTTATTTAGAGTGTGAGATACTACATGGGAGTCTGCGCCGCTCATTGTCAATTCAGATAGTGCCTTATGCATTAATACTAATTCTTCTTTTGTAAACATAACTTTCCTTTATTTAATTTATACACTATAAATATACGAAAAAAGGTTTGAAATAAAAAATTATCCAGTGATTATTTTTTGTAATTTTACAGCAGTAGAATATACTATCTGAACATCTTTGCCTTCAAATTGGGCTTCTGCTATCATTCTTAAAAGGAATTCTAATTCTTCCTTGGTAAGTTCTGGTTTTTCGTTTTTTAGTTTTTTTGATAATAATGGCATTTTTATAACTCTTGATTTTTATATCCAAAGGAAGATGTCTGCGGCGGAATCTATTAGCACATTGCCTTTTTGATTTGCGCTGACAGCAGCTGCTGTAGATGTTGATCCTGAATGGACCCCAATCAGGTGGTAGTTTGGATTAGCATTAAGTGTCGTAGTGGCATCCAAACTATTTCCAAAACTTAATCGACCTTCTCCTGATGCAGGGGTGTTAAATAATATAGTATTACTAGAAGTAGCATCTGATCCGAATTGAATTCCAATATCAACGGTAGAGGTTGTTTCACCTTCACCTAGAAGTAGGAACCTATCTTCAACAATTAGATTGTCAGTTGATATGTTTGTTTCACCAGGAGCATTAACTAACAGCGATCCCGATATCTTAATCGTGTTTTCAATTGCACCTATAGTTAAGGCACCTTGTTGGGAAATATTGAGAATATGTCCTGCTGATTCTGCTTGAGTTCCATGTCCAAGTCCACCATTCCCAACTGATTGGTATTGGTCAGCAGCACCTGGCGATGACGCTGTCCATTGTGTATTGCCTACTTGGACATCACCGCCCATACTAATAATTGGGGTTGTAGATGCAGATTCTATCGATAGAAATAAATGGTTTATAGCCGTGCTACCTGTAAGAGGCAATACGGATATATTTGTTACAGATCCTGTAGCGTTGCTAGAAGCAGCTGTTATAGAATCTCCGATATATGTGGTCAGAGGGGATTGGGAGACCTTTCTATGGTATGTTGGTGCTGGTGTTACAGGGTAGACTAGGTACTCATTCGATGCATGAACTAACGCTGATGCATGATCTGCTATGATAGATGAGGTTAAATGATGGGACCGTATTACAGTGGGGCCGATGGATGGGGTTAGAACAGATGCTGTTGCAAACATCCTAGAAGTTACGCCATCTTCAGCAATTTGAACAGCAGATGATGGGAATTGCGGGAAGGGTTCTAATCCCGAGTCTGATCCACTAAACTGTACAGACATTGTCGAATCGCTAGTGAAGTTAAAGTTACTCCCTGAAAAGCCATTCCCTAAAGTTAAAGTTTCATATCCAACATTACTTGGAGAAATGTTTGTAAGTCCTGCACCACTTCCTGAGAATCCATTTGAGGCTGTTACTCCACTCATTACATAAATACTACCACTGAAAGTCTGAATAGTAGATTCGGAAGGTCCTCCGAATGTATGAGATCCTGAATGGGTCTGAAGTATCTGCTCTACAAATTCCAGGTTATTATATATAAAGGTCCCCGATACTTCAGCAACACCTGTGACAAGTACATCTGGTGAAGTTATGACCGAAGCACTGGCAGTGCCATAGGTAACAAAGTTATTTATACTTGTATGGTTGGCATTAGATGCTGATACAACTGATCCAAATAGATAGTATGATGTTATGCTGCTAGTACTGTAGATATTAAAATCAGCAGGGATTCCATATTCACCGATGTCACCATCTATTAAATCGCCAACTGCCGTTATATGGGATTGAGTAGCACTAGAACTTATTTCAAAAGTGCTGGCTGTAGCTGAGCCTATTGAATTAATGTCTATACCTGAACTAGCAGATATAACCATATCATAATAGTTATCCTCATGTATATTAATAGACTGAGAATCCTCCCAAGCAATATGCTCGCTTGCAGAAAAGTTGGCCATTAAATCATGATCTATTTCGCCGAGGTTGAGTTTAAATATATGAGGTAATGCTAAGACACTTAAACCAAGCCCATTGCCAGCAGCATATGTGGTATTGCTTCCTTGGATTAATTCTTGATCTCTTTCATGGATAACCCCACTACCACCATCTACAAGAACCGCAAGGCCTGTGGTTGGGGTTGTGTTCTGAGGAATGTTTAACCCTGATGCTGAAACTTGAGCCAGTTCGGCATGACTACCAGATGTTATTACTTTTTTCCAAGCCATTTAGTTATTCTCCATTCTATAGTGTATCTTATGCATAAATAAAAGCCGAAGTGCCTTCTACTCTTATATTTCCAATCTGATCTGCATTCACCGATGTTGCAGCGTCTTCATCGCCGACAAGGACACCTGCTAAGTGGTATGCTGCTGAGGTTGCTTCTATTGTATTATCATTATCATTCCAAATAGAAGATCCAAAGTTGTACCCTATAGCGAATCGGCCTTCACTACCCGAATAGTCTGTGTCCCAAAATAGATTGTTGCCTTTTGAAGCTGCTTGACCAAATTGTATTCCCACGTCATTAGATGTTGAACCAGAACCTATTAATATAAACTTGTCTTTTACTTCTAGATTAGTTGTAGATATAGTGGTTACATCACCTGTTACTTCTAAGTCTCCAGGAATTGTAATAGTATCATTGCCATCACCAATCGTTAAGTTACCTAAGTTTCCAGTTAATAAAGCCGTTGCTGCACCAGCTTGAGTTGTTGCTCCGGTACCTCCGTTAGCAATGGAGAGTGCTGCTCCAGACCAATTAGTATTATTGATATTGATATCACCACTCAAACTCATAGTCGGGGTTGTGGTTTGGTTTGTTACACTAAATGTTAATCCCGAGGGTGCAGTGCCACCAGCGACCGAAGTTACAGATCCTGTTGCAGTAGTATATGAGATTTCATTATCGATATAGGTTTTTAGATCATCTATAGTGACCTTTCCTAGAGCTGGGGTTGATCCCGTTGAAACTAGAATTACTTCTGTTCCTGCAATAGATGATATAGCATTTAGATCGGTAATTAAAGTTTTATGGAGCTTGCCCGAAGTAATAGCAGAAGCGGTAATATGTTCGTTTCGCACCGCGTTTGCGGCTATTTTTAAATTTGTAACCCCTGCTGTAGATATAGAAAGTCCATCAGCAGTTGAGGATAGTCCTGACGTCCCAACGATCTGTATGGTCTCCGGGGTCGTACCATCATAGGTACCAGGGGTGCCCGTGATGTATACCCCAACTCCGGTAGATAAGGTGAAGTTATTCACCGCTCCTGGGGTAATTCCAGTTATATTGGAACCATCACCTATGAAATTACTAGCACTTATAGCACCACTTGCAGTTATACTTCCTGTAAAGTAGTGATTATCTGTTTCTAGACTTCCCCATTGGTTTGATCCAGTAGTTGTATTTTCAACTACAGTGTTAAATGTTTCGGCATTATAAATAAGACTTCCACTTACTTCAAGTGAACCTGTTATTTGAAGACTTGGGGTCGTGATAGCAGATGCCGATAAAGTTCCCGCAACTGTTAAGTTATTGGCAACCTCCATAGTACCAACATTCAACTGTGTTGAGGAAATAGTACCGGATGAACTTATAGTGCCTGTAGTATGTATGTTTCCAAAGCCAGGTGCAATACTACCAGTTGTAAGGGTGCCTACTTGAGTTACATGGGATTGGTTTTCATCTGTAGATGCTGTGCCGTTACCGTTGCCATCTATAGTCATTGTTATACCAGTACCCCCTGCATAGGTTGTATTGATATAGTTATCTTCGTGAATTTCGTTGCCAGCAGAAGAAGTAGCCCAAGCTACGTGTTCATTAGCTTCATGGCTTAAAAGATCATTGTGATCAATTTCTGCGGGAACAATAGAGAATGTCGTGAAAGGAGTTCCACTCATTGTGAGGCCGAGACCAGATGCGGTATATGTTGTGTCAACACCAGATACATCTCCTTGTGCTATTGACTTGACATTTCCACTAGCATCAACAACCATTACATTGTCATCAGCACCTCCGGATGGGATTATTCCTGTGATCCTTAGACCTACACTTGCGGTGACTGTTGCTAGTTCTGCATTGTCATCCTTTAATATTATTTTCTTCCAATTTGCCATGCTGTGTTTACTCTATTTAATTTTAATATTTGGTTCCGCTGAATCTAGGAACTCTTGGGAATTCTTGTATATTTGAGGTTGGAAATATTACTAAAGATGCTGAATTAGATCCTGAAAAGACATAGATCCCTTCTGCTGCACCTGTTTTTAGTTCTGCATCTGCAAATACATGCGAACCAGAATCTTGATTATTAGTGATATATCCAGCTCCAGCAGGAAATGTATTGTCCCAAAAGTATGCAGAGCCATCAACGGTAGAACCTGTTGCGGATAGGGATCCACTAACAAAAAATATTTCTCCTGCAGATCCTGAAGATCCCGACATATTTGTATCTGTGGTGGCATAGATATTAGTAAATGATGCACTTGCTATTACAGATCCGGACGGGAAATGTAACACTCCTAATTTGCCACCATATACATAACCACCATCAGAAGCAGAATTGCTTCCAGTTAAAATATCATCACCCAAGGCCATTAAGAATCCCCCATGTTCAACATGGTCATAAAGTCCCCGGGGATGGGGTTTAAATGATCCAGATCCAAATATTTCCCCGATAATCGAAGCTGTAGTTTGAGCTTCCCCGTGTGGAGTATAAATAGCACTGTTTGCATATTGATCTGGGGTATATTCCGATCCTGTAAATGAAGCAAACTTAATGCTTCTGGATACAAAAGTTCCTGTAAAGCTTATTGTTTCCATAGGAAGAGTAAATTCTACCTCATGTATGCTTCCCGATACAAAGACACCAGCTGCTTTAAGTTTTATGTTTGTAGAATTTGTAGAATTATTTACCGTAACCAGTCCATTTGCAGAGTCTCCTATAAAAGCACACGGTACATCCCAACTAGCCGTAGCTGGTGAAAATGGCAATAAGCTTTTAGCCCCCGACTCGTCTACTTGCACTATAATGTCAGGGTGATTAGTAGCATGAAAAGATGCACTAAGTTGTGTTTTTGCTGCGGAAGAAAAGGAACTTGATGCAAGAAAATTTTGAACATCCGATTTAAAATTTGCCTTAACCAAACCAGTATATGAAAGACCCGAGCCTGTATCATATATAAAAAATCCATCAGGATAGTCAGGTGCTGTTAGAATTGACTCTCTATTAAAAAATCCTCCAACAACTTTAGAAGCTTTTGCACCTTGTTGCAATTTGTAGGGAAGCCTATGTTTAGGCCTAAACTCAAGGGCGTTAGAAGAGTCGGCAACTGATGCTGAAAGCTCCTGCCATGTCTTGATTTCCCATTTTCCGTTAAATAATGCCATTAATTATTCCTATTACTATCATTTCAACTATAAATATCAGCTGCCAAGATAAAAATCCCCAGAAGAGCTATAGAACATTCCTCCATCCACTGGTGTTGGCGTAGTTTCAAATTGACCCAATATAGTTACTCCCTGTAAATTAATTATAAATTTACTCTCAGACGAATCATTAAGCTTAACTATAAAAAGGTCACTAGCTCCATTGCCATTTATTGCTACTGCCGAGCTTGATATCACAGGAGAAAATAGAGTTGAAGTTAGCTCAAGTTCATATTGAGGATTAGTAAGATTTAAACCAACCTTATATTCTGTCTCAGTGCCATTAGCCCTAAATGGATTACCTATAAGGTCATTAAACACCCCAACCCCAGAAGGTCCTTGAGTTCCTGTAGCCCCTGTTGGGCCTAATGACGCAACATCAGCTATTGATACTTCATTATCCCCACTAATGCTTATTTGTACTTGATTAGGAGCCTCTACAGTAACAGATACTTTTACATTAATGTCTGCAGCAGGGGTTATTGTTTCAACATTTGGGGCGGTAGTTATTGTGCCACCTTCTAATATACTAACGGCAGAGCTTATTGCTATTGTGCCACCTGCTAATATATCATTAATATCTAGACTATGTACTGTTAAGTCAGAAACACTTATTGACTCAGAGTCGTTATATATCTCAACTTCGCTGGACAATGTTATCTCGTGACTTCAGGAGATAACTTTATCGAACCTTGTAAAAGTCTTGTGACTGTTGAAGAACCTGTTGCCTCTATTTCAATGTCATAAACTGCTGTTGTAAATGTATATAAGGAAGAAGAAGCTGCTTCAATTCTAAGTTGTATAGTACCACTAGCGGTAGATTCAGCAGTAGCTAGGATAGTCATTCCGCTACCGGTACCGAAGGTATCTATTACGGTTGAAGACGCTACAGTATCACGTATTTGCATTCGGACATCATAGCCTGCTAAGTCCACAACCGCTGCATTAGCATCCTTATATGTGAATTGCTTTACTACTGTTGTTCCTTGTTCTATGGTAAAATTATAAATGCCAGCTGCCATGGGGTCTCCTAAACGTGATTGTACTTCCATATATAAATATACGAAAGAGTACTAAATAAATACACTATAAAACTTTACCTGGCATCTCTTCGTATGCATTTAAGATCTGTTTTAGTATTGGATGCCTGTGATTTTCCAATAGCTCAATAGTGTGTAAGCCATTAACCGTTGTTATTGATTGTAAAAACTTTAAACCAGACTCTCCTGTAGATTTTAAATCTATTTGGTCTGAATCTCCGCAGAACATCATTTTGGAACCTTTACCGATTCTTTGAAGTATCATTAGGGTTTGGTCGTGGGTCAAGTTTTGGGCCTCGTCTACAATTATCACCGAATTGGTAAAGGTACGTCCTCTCATATATGATACAGGAACTATTTCGATCTGTCTATCGCTTATCATAGAGTCTATACGTTCACGTCTAAGTAGTTGATACATGTTACCATATACAGGTGCTACCCATGGATCCATTTTATCGTCAATGCCTCCTGGTAAATATCCTAGGTCCTCTTTAGATATTGTGGGCCTTGTAATAATTATTTTTTCGACATTTTTATCTAGGGTTAAGTTTAATGCTATTTGACATGCTAATAGGGTTTTTCCAGATCCTGCATTACCCATTATGATTGACACATCATTTTCTAGAATTATAGACTTAGCTTTTTTTTGCTCTGGGTTTAGGGATAATAAAAACCTATACCCTTTTTTATTATTTTTGGGTTTATTTGAAAAACTTGTAGACATTGAGATCTCCTCTTCTTTACTATAAATATCTAGCACAAAAAAAGAGGCTCAAATTAATGAGCCTCTAATTCATAAGTTAATTAATAATAAATTATTATTATAAACCTAATCCTGCTTTGTTAGCAACTGTTAGCTTACCATAGAAGTCCTTACGAACTACCTTTTTAGCATAACGTGTCATTACACCTTTACGTGGAGTAAAGTTGTTTGGATCATAAACCAACGGAGTCATGATTAGCGGGATATACGGAGCATAAACTGCACCAGTTTCAAGGAATTGATTTCCTCTAAACCCGATAATTAGATCGTCTGAGTTCCAATATGGATTCTTGTAAACCTTATAACGGTTTGCAAAGTTTCCAATCTTTTCAACGCCAGCTGCGAATCCATCTTGATTTCCATCAGTGTCTACTGCGAAACTAGGGATAGTCTCAAGAATAGTAGCAATATCTGGTGAACAAACGATAAAGTTTGCACCACCGCGCATTGTTGATCTGTGGATCTTATTAGATATCTTTTGGATTTCAAATCCAATAGTAGCATTGTGAGTACCTAACTGATAAGCCCAAGTTGAACCTGAAGAATATGTGTTAGTTTCTGCATATGCATCAGCTGGAGGGTTAGCGAACCATGTACCTGTATGGCCAGCAGAAGCGTGTAGCATCTGTAGGATCTCTAAATCGATTTCCATTGCGATGTACTCAGATAACATTGAAGTTAATTCTGCTTCAGCATCAATTGAGTGATACGCATTTAAATCTTGTGCAAACTCTGGAGTCCATACAACTTTTAACTTACGTGTCTTAGCAACTAAAGCCTCCGATTCTAGAGCAACCTCTAGTTCTGGAATCTCTAAGTTAGCTTCTTCATTGGCTGTTCCAAAAGTATGCTGTGCCTCAAAGTCACCACGTGCTGCTGCGGCGAGGTTTTCTTTGTAGTAATAAACATCAGAATCGCCTTCACCACCTAGTCCTAAAACAGAATCCCATGTTACTGTTAGACCATCAACAGAAGCTACTTGTACTACATTACCACCTGTGATAGCGTATGCAGACATTAGCATTCCTGGGTCAGCTTCTTCGCCATCGACACCAGTAAAGACATGTGTAGATCCTGAACCATCGCTAAGTTTTGTAGCTTTTAAACTAAAGCCTTCACGTCCAGGGCCATCATATAGACCTTTTGTGAAATCAGTTACTGCATTCTTTGAACCAGCACCGTAGACAGATTCTCCGGCTTTATGGCCACCAGCTGTGTTACCATATTTAAAGTCCAACCAGAAAACTAGACCTGATGGTAAGTTCATTGGTTGTACTGATACGAAATCTTTTGCTGAGATTTCTGCAAAGATACGTCTTACTAGTGGTAAAGCTACGCCATTCCACTCATCATTAGCTGTTGCAGTATTGTTTGCCTCAGAGATGAGTTGTTTAGCTTGGTTTTCCAAAAGAATAGCAGTGTTATGTTTATCATATTCACCACTAAGTCCTTCTAAAAGTCCAGTCTTTTCCCATTTAGTAACGTAGCCTTGTGTTTCATTGCGTTGATCCGCAAAAGCTGCTTTTGAATCTTGCAGCAAGTTTGAAATATTTGACATTATTGTCTCCTAAATTTTAAATTAAATTAAACCGGCAAGCTTACGCATGCGGTCTGAAAAGTTGTTTGATTCTACAATCACCGATTTATTTGGTGCAGTAGATTTTGTAGATTTTGAAGCTAAGCCTTCAGTCATTGAAGTTTTAGTTCCTGATTTTCCTACCATTGATTCAGCAAGTGTTGAATATACCAACTTAACTTCACGTACTGATGCTGCTCTATCGAACGTTTCAATTACACGTAGTTTTTGTGATTCATTCAAGTTATTAGCTCTAAAGAGTTTGTTAGAGAATAGTAGCTTAGCGTTAAGTAGATTTACTTCGTTGATCTTAGATCTTAGGAACTTAATAGTTGCATAAGCTTCTTCTAGATCGTCTTCAGTAGCATCTTCTTCAACAGGAGCTTCTTCTTCGTCTTCTTCTCTTAGGGCATTAATAACTTCTTCGAGGTCGAATTCTTCATCGTCCTCTGTTGCATCTTCTGTTACAGGCTCTTCTTCTTCAGCGCCAGTGTATACAGCAGCGGCGTCTTCAGCCATAGGATCTTCATCCTCTTCTGTATCAGTTCCGGCTTCTAGTTCACGAAGGATAGCTTCTAACTCGAGGTCATCTTCAGATGGTCCACCTTCAGCTTCGTCTTCTTCAAGCTCATCTTCTGGTGCCATTTCTGCGTCTTCGCCATACATACCCTCAACCTCTGTTTCTTCTTCGTCTGCGACAAGGTCTGCAACGGGGTCAGTTTCTTCTTCAGAATCCATTGCCATTTCGGCAACGTCAACTTCTTCTTCATCTTCTTCGTCTTCATACTCTTCACGGATCTTAGTAGATAACATAGACTGGAGTTTGGGCGTAAACGCTTCTTCTAAAGCTAATTTTGCATTTGCAATTGCAGTCTGACGGACTGCCTTAGCATCAGCTATAGCTTCTTTTAATAGGTCTTTTGACATATTATTCTCCTTATATTATAATTAGGAAATAAGACTATTAGGAGTCTCAATAAAATTGTTTTGGATTGCATGTCTTGCCACATATTACGGATGGGGCATTTTTGCATGCTGGTTACATAATATAAGTATATATGAATTTATAAAAAGCCCACAAAAAAAAGACCAAAGACGTTAAATCTTTGATCTAATTTAAGTTTTACATAAGAATTAACCTACATTGCTGTGCCACCCTGATTGGTGTCTATAAGGGCTGTCCAAATATAACCATCTTCTAGTTTTTTCTGGGCTTTCCATCTGAACTGTTCATTGCGGCAAGCTTCTATTCTAGCTCTTCGTTTTGCAGTTGTTGGTTTGGTATATGTTCTGCGATCTTTATATTCGTCGATCTTACCAGCTTCTTTAAGGTTTTTTTTAAAACTTCTTAATGCACCTTCAAGTGCTGCTGAAGAATTGTCTGGTACCCTTACTCCGGTTCCACTTTTATCTAGTGTGAAGTCGTTTCTTTTATAGCGCTTACGCTTTTTATAATCTTCCATGTGTACTTTATTAATTATTTACTATGTCAATATACAAAAAAATAGTTGATATAAAAAATTATACACCAACTATTTTTAATAAATTTAATAGCCCTATCTTGTTTTACAGGTGCAGCCTTGCTCGTCGCATTTGTCACATGGACATCCCATACAAAACCCAAGGACTTCAGATAACAAGCACTTCATTATTTTAGAACCTTATTAAGGTGCTTGACAACATAGTTGATCAATTCTTTTTTGGCTGGTTTTACATGTTGTGGTTCAGTCATTGGACCTCTACCCCAAGTAAGCCAAGCTTCTTCAATAAGTTCCAGCGCTGCGCCAATGTCTCCATCGCCATCAATAGTTTCAATGTACTCTTCGTTCATTGGCTCTGCTTCTGTTAGAGGATTCCACTTCATTTTCATCAGTTTAGATGATGGTAAAATTCCTAATACAGAATTTTCTTTTAATATACCTTTTAATTTTATCATGATCTTTCTCCGAAATATTTTGATTTCTTTTTGGTCTTATCTTTGTTTGTTGTCACATAGACAGGATCGTCACTTTCGAATTGGGCTTCCAATTCTACTAGCTTTCGTTTCCATTCTTGTACGCTAAATGTTTTTTCTTTACTCATAGTCCTCTTTCCGAAATGTATGCATCAATATCTTCAGACCAATCATCCAGGTCGAAGTTTTTATACTTTTTAACGCCAGACTTTTTAATGTCTTTTGCAAGGGATGTTAGATATGCTTTTTTTTCATGAGGAGTTAAGTTTTCCTTAGCTGCTGCTATGTTAGCAAGCATTAAGACATCTTTTGGTGAAAGTGCCTCTCCAAGTAAAATACTAGATATTTCCTCTCTGATGATATTTTTAAGCCTTTCTTTATTCATTATGCCTTGCTCACTGAATCTACGTCAACAGCCATCCAATCATTACTACTACCTTTAAAGCCTGCTTTTGCTTGAACAATCTTTACAGCTTTTTTAATTGCTTCTGCTGGAGTTCTAGCAATTACCTTTGACACACCACCATAAGCAACGCCATTGACATTTGCCTTTGCAAACTTAACCTTCCATGTGCTACTACCTTCTTTAAGAATAGATCCTAGTTTGGTTGACTCTGTAAATTCTTCTGCATTTTCTTCGTCCTCTTTATCTACACTTTTTACTGGGAATTTCTTTCCATCTACAGTGAACTCGTCATCATCACCAGCAATCGCTTTAGCTCTTTCAGCTCCAAATGCATTACCTTCTGAGATCTCGTAGTATTTGCCTAGCTTGTGGCCCATATCCTCATACACAGACTCTAGTCGTTGCTGAAGTGATGATAGCTCTCTTGCTGTCTTTTCAAACAACTTGACCGAAGATGCTACTTCATTCATATCACGTTTAACAGTTACAGAATCAAACCAATCGTCAGTTTCTTGAAGTGCCAATTGAGTAGCTCCTTCAGACATTTTGATTATGGATTCAACCATTTCTTTAATTTCTTCGGTTCTATAGATTTTAGATCCAAACTCGTTAAATGCAGAAACAGATTTAATAATATCTTGTTTTGCTTCTTTTGTTAAGTGCCTTGCTAGGCGATCCTTATTGTTTTCATATAGAAGATCTTTTAGATTCATGGGTTATCTCTTGGTTGGAAGTGAACACTGGCACGTGAGGTCACATAGCACTTCATTTATTATAGTGTTGACCCTATCATATTTATTTAGGGCTATTAGTTTATTATTTATAGATTCATTGACTGCAGGTGTCATAAATGCACCATGAGTAGATGGGTTACTTACAAAGTCCCAGCAGACCAATTCAAAGTCATCTTGAACTTCCACGCCACCAGCTGATTCTTTTACCGAACCTAGACCTCTTGAGCTAATGCCCAATAAGATGCCAGCTTTTAGAAGTTCTTTTAGAATGTTTCCGGAAGGTGTACCAAGTACTTCAACTTCACCCATTAGATCGTTATTTTTCCACCAGATTTTTCTGATGTTGTGGGATACATTGGCCAAGTTTACTACTGAGGAGTCTGGATGATCTAATTCACCAAGTGCTCTATTTTGAGTTATGAATTGTTCATCGTACTTTCTAGCTTCTCGTTCTAGTATTGGTCGGGGGTATACCCTGCCATTTTGATTTTCAGCACCTGCTCGTTGAAGGATCCCCTTTACAATTACCCTACCGCCGTTTTTGGCTTCAGACTCATTAATCATTTGTGGGGAAATCTTAAATATGTTATAATCAACTAGTAATTGTTTAGTCATTATTTACTCCAAGTTGACTTTTTGCGATATAGATCAAAAAAGATTTTTGCAACTTCTTTTCTGATTACAGCTCTTATTATTGAAATGTCATCGGGTGTTAAATTTTCAGTAATGACTTTGCTTTTGGTTTTTTGTGTTGGCATTAGAATCTCCTTAGTTTTTCCGAAATGCCGGACATTCTTTCTGCTATCCTGTGTAGGGTCTTCCTAGTACTTTTCCAGTACTTACCCCTATCAACACCAGTTTCAGTCTTAAGCTTTATATTGTTAGTAAGGATTTTGTCAATTTCTTTAAGCTTTCCTCCGATTTCTCGGATTGCTCGGTTTACTTTTTGCTTGGAAGTAGCTGACTCATCTTTTTTATATGCTCGATAACTAGTTTCACCTATCATAATTTTAGAAGCTTTTACGAATGTAGATTCTTTAACTTTTTCATAGCCATTTTTTTCAATATCTTCATCTTCCAGCTCGCCAAATGCATTGGGAGTATCATAAGCTTCACCAGCTCCAGTAGAATTTGTTTCATCCATGATATCTTTGATCAATTCTTCAAGTTGGCTATTTAACGACACGATGTAACTCCTGGGCTAGTTCGTGAGCTCTCATTATAGATAGCACCTGAATATCTTTAATCGTTTTTGATTCATTAATAGCTAGTAACTGAACTATAACCTCCTGAAGCTTTACTTTAATCACTTTGTCTTCTACTTTTGGTAGGTTAGCTCTTAAAGATTTTGTTATTTTGCCAGTAGCTGACTGGACGTGCTCTTTAAGTTTTCCAGTATTAGAAACATTATTGATATAATTTTTTAACAGGGTTTTTTGGCCTTTGTTTAATCCATTATACTTAGAATTAAACTTTTCTAAAAGAATGTTATATGTTAGTAAACGAACATCTTCAGATTCTGTTTTATATGATTCTAAAAGTTTGTCGGTTTTAAGGACTTTAGTTTTGGTCTGAAAAATATGCTCAACTAAAGTTGTTCTTGAAGTCATAGTTTTTAAGGGAGACTTAGACTTCATTAGATTCATTTCAAATAAGTTGTATATAGAAGCATTAACTTTATAGTCTGATATTTTTGTTGAGAAAAATAGATCTAGGTCATAGGTATTTTTTATTTCCCGAATCAAATTATATTTTTCAGACTTAAGCTTGGGCTGACTTAGATTTTTATGTTCTATAAGGACGATATCAACAAATTTATTTGCTTTTGTCTCTGAAGCCATTGCTTCAGTTTTAAGCATCTGATAATAGTTCAATTCTTTTTTAAGCATAGAGGGCCCACTAAAAAACTTTTTAACTATATTTACAGCTGGCGAATCGTCTACAGCATTAATAGCATCATTTGTGATCTGTCTTACCAGTAACTCAAATAGTACTCCAGTGTTTTTAAATTTTGAATGTTTTACTTTGCTCATATTATTTCCACGATGGGTTTCGATGCATCACTAATAAATATCTATATATTCTATAAAGAGTTATCATCCATTATATTATTTTCACTAAGTAGATTTTGGCCTTTAGACCTAGACAATCCTTTTCTATCTAGAGATTTTATAAAGTTTTCCCTATTAACAGATCTAGTTTCTTTTCCTAATGGGTCTCGGCCTCTTGCTGAATCCTGGGATGCTCCGTACTTGGGAGATTTTTTTGGTCTGCCACCTTGTGCCCCAAATTCTTCGTCTGTTTGAGGAGGAGCACCTTCAGGAGGACCTTCTGACTCTTCCGTGTCGATTGTTGCCAATGCATGAGGAGTTCCTAGAGTTTCTTGAGATTTCGATGGGTCGTTGCCTTCCATTTCGATTTGAGACTTTCTAAATGCTTGTTTAGTATCTTCTATTACACCTTCTCGTTCATTTTCAATATCTTCGGAGTTAAGTCCAAATACATTTTCATAGATCCAAGCTTCTGAAAGCATCTTATTATTTTTCATAGAATCGGCTAGGTCTACCTTTGAAGACCATAGTTCCATTTTTTCCTGCTCAGCAATTGTTGATGGATTAGACAGTGACAATTTAAAGTCAACTAGATCAGCATCTGTATAGCCCTGGGAATATAAGTGTACGATAGCTATCTTTGTTAATTCTGAAACGAATATTTTCTGGAGTCTTTCAATTGTTCTAGCAAATCTAACATCTTCTGCTGCTAATGTGGCTTTTTCACCTAGGTTTTCATCATAACCTAAAAATGCTTTTGGTATTTTTAAAGCAGCAAACATACGATTTCTTAGATATTCAATATCATCGATACCTCCGAAATCCATACCAGATAAAGAATCAATTTCAGTTCCAGATTGGCCACCTCTTACTGGAAGAAAGAAATCCTCCATCATATTTTGCATGTTAAATTCTAAATTGTATTGTCCAGTTGCAGGATCTACAAAAGGAGTTTTTTTCATGCTATCGATAATCCTTTTCATATAATTGTCAACTTCTGCAGGAGGTATATTTCCAATGTCGATTTTAAACACTCTTTTTTCAGGAGCTCTCATAATTCTATGGATCATCATTGCATCCTCCATAAGAGTTAGTTGCTTCCAGTTTTTTCGGGCTCCTTCGATCATTGACTTACCATATGGAATAAAATTAGCATCACTTAATAGTCTAAAGTGTGCTATTTCATAATTGTCATATTCATCCTGTTCTCTATTAACAGCACCACCATACTGGGATGCTCCTGCCATAGTTGGATCATGGACAAATTTAACCAATTCTGGGTTAGCGGGATCTTCACCATCTATACGAACCATTTCATAGGTTGACATAGGATGTACTCCAGTAACTCCATATTTTTCAGTAATGTCTAGCTTAAGGTAAAAGTCACCATACTTGCACATATTTCTAATCCAAGGCCACAAGTTAAATTCGATATTCAATACGTCATAGAAAAGGTTATTAAGTATTTTCTCAACTTCTGAGTTTGTACTTGTAATCTCTAAAACATTACCAAATTCGTTTTTTAAAGTTGACTCGTCTGCATAGATATCTAATGCTGACGATATGATTGAATCTTCGTCCATTAGCTCATAGTCTGTAAATAGTTGCATACGGATAGCATGGTAATTCGTATGGATCCCACGACCTTCTCCACGCTGAGCTTGGTATAAGCGATTAAACCTATCAACCAGTCTATTCGAAGCTAAGTCTGAACCTGCCTGTATTTTATTAATGTCAACAACCTTAAGACCTTTATCAGCCCTTTGGATAATTGTTGAGGTAGAGAATAATGTTCTTAACCTACCAAAAAATGATTTATCGTTCATCTTACTTCCTTTTATAGTAGCCATTTAAGATCTTCATCTTGTCCGGCGATATTTTGTTTCCAAGCATCAACACCAGGACCTGTGGCATTACTGTAGAATCCAGTTCTACCTATATGATCCATAGCACTTTTATTCAATTCAAGACCTTCATTTCTAAGCTTTAATGCAGAATCTCTAACGAATAGCCCGATGGCAAATGCCATTACAAGATCATCATTATATCCACGTTGAGCTTCTGGTCTTGAACCATTCCAAATAAAAACGAATAGCTCTTCTATTAATCTAGAAGACCTTACTGTACAAGCTTTTTCTCTAAAATAAATATCAAGTTTCGATATTAGGAGTGGTCTAGTTCTAGATGTTGTTGAAAAGCCAGGAGTCATTTGAGATCGATCTTTTAGATCGTAGCCCTTAGACAATTGGGTTGCTGCATCAACCACTCCCTCGTGTTTATAAGTGTAGTATAAATTTTTATAGCCTCTGTCGATCGATGGTTGTAGTGCTGCCCACCCTACATTATCATTCTCAACTATCAACAAGGCTTCATTATATTCCGTGGCAACATTAACTAACATGTTTCCAAATTCTTTTGTTCCGATCTGGGCTTTATATTCTGCAACTTGGGTTACCGATTCTACGTCCATTACATGGAAAGTTGAAAAGTCACTTCCATCTCCACGGGCAACGTCTGCAACTACTATATAGCTTCTGGTGTAGTCCGGCCTTTCCCATATTTGGAATTCACCAGCTATGCCACGGGTTTCAATAGGTGGCAAAATCATATTGTCCTTATACCACTCTAGCAATTCTCCAGCTATTACAGAATTACCAGAGGTTATAAAGTCACAGTCGCATTCTTGAGCAGCATGCTTAGCACCTAGAAGATCATCCTGTTCATCTCTCCATGCTTGATGTCTTTCTGGATGTACTGACCAGTGAAGTCTTATGGTGTTAAATTTGTTATTTGGCTCTTCTGCTTTTACCCATGTCTTATGGAAAAAATTACCAGTGCCATTAGGAGTTGACAATATAATAGCCTTACCACCTGTTGCTAGGGTTTGTTGGGATGATGCCCAGATATCATCGATTTTATCAATGAAGGCGGCTTCGTCCATTACCAATAAAGATAGTGCTTCCGATCTACCAGCATCGCCAGCAGCAGATACCGCTTTGATTTGGGATCCATTTTCAAATCTTAATGAAAGCTTATTATCTTCCTCAGCAGCATTTTTTAACCATGAAGGAAGGTAGTGATGCATTACCCGGACCTTTGTAACCAAGTTTTTAGCAACTTCTTGTTTTGTAGCAATAACTAGCGTGTTAAAGTCTTCATTAAATGTCATAGCCCAAAGAGCATACCCAGCTGTTAGGGTTGATATTCCTAATTGTCGGGACTTTAGAATGATATTATAGTCATAGTCCTTAAATTCAGTAAGTGATCGCTCTTGGAATGGGAATAGATTAAATAGGATCTTACCTTTGACTGGATGCTGGATATAGCAATACTTCCGCATGAAGTGTACTGGATCCTGAGCACATAACTTGTACTCGTCCGCAATGATTTGTTTTATTGTTTTCTTTGCCATAACCTATATATAAATATATACTTACTCTGGTAAAGTGTAGCCGATTACATGTATAATACCTATTGTTCCGAGTACACCTATTACAACTCCAAAAGGTCTTTTATCATACCACTTGTCGACCTGATTAAGCCGATCATCATATAGTTCGATTTGGCTTTCTAATAGGGTAATTTGCTCTTGTTTGTATGCAAGAACCAAGCTATCTTGCTTGATAATAGTTTCAAAAAGCTTTACCTCGGTTTCAAGGCTTAAAATTATTAGGTTGTTTATAGAATCCTGTTCAACTAACGTATCTATAGCCTCAATTATACCATCAAGCTCTACTTGAGGCACTGGTATTGTGTCTTGAGCAGATCCGGCAAACGACAACATGGTTATTAATAGGGCTAATATTAATCTCATTTCTTTTTAGCCTTGTATTTAGCTTTAAAATTTTTGGCGGTAGATTTAGCTTTTGCTGTGGGTTTCTTTTTTGCTTTTGCTTGGGATGTTTTAACTTTTGCTTTTGTTAGCTTTGCTTTAGTAACCTTTTTTTCTGCTACAACCTTAGCGGTTTTTTCTTTTGTAACCTTGACAGCTTTTTTAGAGTCTTTTATATCTTCTTTAAACTTTTTCTTAGCTGCAGATTTTTTGCTACTTGCAAATAACATAGTAAGAACAGCAGCGATTGAAGCTCCTATAATTAACATAAATGTAAATATTTTCTTCATAACATTTTCCTTATTTGGATTCCAAATCCTTTTTTATTTTTTTAACTTGATTGTCAAATTCTTTTTTTAAAACCTCTTTAGATTTTCCTCCCGACCAATCTTCAATATCCCCTGCTTCGGTAATGTAAGACTCATTATCCATAGTGGTTAGCCAATCATAATACTCTTCAGTCTTATCCTTTATCCATGCTTCATTATGAGACTTTGCTAATTCCGTTACAAACTTTTCATACTTTCCAGCTTTTCTAAGTCCTTTTTCTAATTTAACAACACAGTTCAAACACATACCAAATTTTTTATACATAGCTTTGTAAGCATGGTGTTGCATTCTATGGTCGCCGCATTTGGGACATTCTGAAGGAATCCGTATAGCTTTTCTAGCAGAATCTAATTTAGATACTGTTTGACGAATGCCATTTTTTATAGTCCAGGTTTTACCTTTAACTTCCCACACATCACCTTCAGATCTAACGACCCTACTTTTTCCATAACCAGTTGAAATTTTTGTTTTATCTGAGGCGTTCCCTGAAACCAGGTTCCTCATTCTTTGTATTCCTTTTTTATCCATTATAACCTTTTACTTTTTTTAATCCACTTAAGGGCTTCTTTATTTTTTACGGGTTTTTTTAAAAACTTCATGACTGCTGCTTTAGTTCCTGGAGGTAGATTCTCTATCATATTGCCATCTGCTTCTACTTTTATGAAGTTGGATCCAAAGCCACTTTTAAATGCATCTAGGTTGTCATGAACTTTTTGCCAAACCCTCTCTACTACCTTATCTAGTAATTTACGTTCAGGCCTATTTGCATTTCGTGACAAAGCAGTCTCTAGTGTTGTATTAACATAAACCATATAAGTGTCATACCCCAAAGCTTCGATACTTTTCTTTTTTCCGAATAATGCATTTGAGGATGCACCGGTGCCGTCTATTATAATTCCGAGCTTACCACTTAGATAATTTTCTAATTGCTTCTTAGCAATCTTAACAGACTTACCCATAAGCTTGCCATCAAGGCTTCTCTCATCATCTGTCATATCATCAGAATTTGCAGGGATATTATGTTTATTTTTTAGGTACTCAAGTGATTGGTCTAGATTAACAACCTTAAGGCCTGTTGATGTCAGACTTTTTATTTGTTTGGCTGATGGGTCGTTGAATAACTTATTAATTACAGTTGATTTGCCAGAACCAGGACCACCGGCTAAAAATATAGCTTTAAATATGTACTTATCATTAATCCCTTCTTTAAGATATTTGAAATCGTCTATGTCTGGTTCTTCTATTTTTTCACCTCCGGGAGATTTACTAGGTATCTCATCTTTAAAAGATAGGAATTCAATTCCAAGTTTACCTGCTATTTTCTTTATGTGTTTCTTCCATAAAGCGTATGCTTTTGATGCCTTATAGTCTTTGGGATTTGAAGGGGTGTTTTGTCCGGGAAGACCTGCTGGGAAATATGAAGGCGATGTCGATGAATATGGGTCTTTGAATTTCGTAAAGTCTCCGTCGTCCATTATGTAGTCTATAACTTTCATTCCAAGTCGATCAGCCATTTTATTCGATGCAGATTTGAAATGAGCTAAGCTATTATAATATGCTGTAGGTCCGTCGTCGACATCGCCACCTGTTAGATTGGTTGAATTGCTTTCAATTATAAATGCATCCAACTCTTTTTGGGATATTGTTTCTAATAGTGTAGCATAAGCTATAGACTCTCCTAAAGATAATGGCTCTTTTGTGATTTTTGATTCACCAAGGGATTTTAGTTTTAGCTGATCTTGTATCCATTTCCTACCAATTGGGTTTTTCAATGGACTCTTTACTAATCTTGTAGCAGCTTTAATTTTATCTGCATGCATCTTACTAAAATTACCATCCTCTGTATTATCAACAATAATAAAGCCAGATCCGAATAGAGATTGGAACTTGCCCATATTGTTTTGGACATCTTTCCAATTCTTTTCAAGCAAGTCTGCTGGTAGCACCCGGTCCCTCTGAAGGTTTCGTTTCTGGGCTTTCTCCAATGATGTGTTCACAAAAACCATAGAACAATCATAACCTTGGGATTCTAGTCTAGCTTTACGTTTGGCGATCTTACTATAATTAGCTCCTGTGCCATCTAACACCATACCTAATTTTCCATCTTCATATAGGGCCTGGAGTTTTGCTTTCATCCGGCGGCCCTTTTGACGAGCAGCATTAGGATTGTCAGTGTAGTACTTAAAAACCTTGTCTGTCATCTTAGCCAAGTTTTTGGGATTGACACCAGATTTCTTTAGGTACATTTCAAATGCAGGATCTGAATTCACTTGCTTTAAACCTAGACCTGATGTGGACTTCATTATGTCTGCTACACCAAAAATGTTTTCAGCTGAATAAGATTTACCAGATCCAGGACCACCTGCTAGAAATATGGCTTTTAATATGTTTGGGTCATATACGCCCTCTTTAATTGATTTCATGAATTAGCTCCTTGATATATAAATATCCATTAGACTCCAATTACCTTGCCAACATTTGCTGTTGCGACACCTAACACTTTACCTATGTTCGCTGTTGCTACTCCCATTACGTCATTGGCATATCCGCTTGATGCTTCTGTGTAACTTAAAAAAGCTGCTGTTCCATAATTTATACCGTTTATATAAGAGACAGTACTTCCTGGGTCGCTATCAGGGTAGTCATGTTGACCTTCAATTACAGCACAAATAAAGTAATCATTATCTCTTATATTGTTAGTAGCAGTAGTTTTTAGAACTAAAGAATTATTAGCTCCATCATCCCACCCATTAAAGACAGCGCTATAACTAGCATCAAACGTTACATTATTAAAATCAGCAGCTACTATATCTGCACTGCCATCCCCTCCAAAGGCTGTGCTAGGTACTAAAAGAACATGGGCAGTTTCATTGTGAGCACCTAATATATTAACAGATGCGTCAGAAACATTACCTGTTATACCACTAGTGTCAAAATAATAAAAGTGGCGAGTTATATTATAAACATTACCTCTCCTTCCAGCTGATTTGGTATACATAATTCCATTAGAGAATGTGCCTGAACTAGGGTTAACAACTGTCGAGCCTGCTGTAGCTAAATCCCTAGCCCCAGCATGACTATTTTTGTTTCCCGAAGAAAGCCTTCCTGATTTAGATGCGTTTAAAGTTGCCATTATGCAATCTCCACGAATGTGCTATCAGGATTAAACCATATGTTACCAGCACTTGCATGTAAACAATAACCTATAACTCTAACAACGTCATCACTATCTGATGGGGCAGTAGCCGAGGCGTCTCCATTAGTGTTACTTAAATACAAAACGTCTCCAACTGCTCCAGGGTCATGGTCTAAAGTAACCATACCTCTTAAAAGCATTCCATTAGTGTCAGAAGCCGCTCCTAAAGCAACGCCAAGTAAACCATCAGATGTTGCCACTGCGTTAGCGTTTGCCACCTCCCATGTGCCGTCAGATTTGTAGTGGTATATAGTACCAACTGTCATAGACGTAGTACCACCAAAGTAAACCACATCGCCTATAGCGTTACCGTCTGTTCCAGACGATATAGGGAATTTTCTTAAGTTAACCTGTTTAATACCGGTGAACGTCTGGTCAGTGGTCAAGTGTGCTGTATCTGTATCTAGTTTAGCACTTGCAATAACAGTGCCCTCCCATACTCCACTACTTATAGTACCTAACTCAGTGATGTCTAATGCATTTATACTTGCTAGATCTTCATCGCCGGTGTTTGTTCCGGATTGGTTTTGAAGTTTACCTTCGGCAATTATTCCTGCGTTCCATGTACCTGTTGCAATAGTACCAAGGGTAGTTACATTGGTAGAACCTTCCCAATCTTCTAGTCCGTCCGGTGTGACTGCTCTATTAGCATCAGTACCGGTATTGGTTTCAGCAGAGGTAGCCAATTCCACAACACCAGCTGTAGTAAGAGATGCTGCTACTTCGTCACCAGTATTTGTTCCGGATTGGTTTTGAAGTTTACCTTCGGCAATTATTCCTGCGTTCCATGTTCCTGTAGTAATTGTACCTACTGTTACTATGTTGCCATGTCCTGCAATAGGAGAATAAATAGTATTTATGTTTACTAGGTTGTCAAAATAGTCTGCAGCATATATATTGGTACTTGAACTTATATGTCCAGTAGAGCTTACAACTGAACCTGCTTGAGATAGTACTGAGTCTACCATGCTACGACCATCATCAGCGATTACAAAAGCACCATCAGTTGGTGCGGATTGGCCTATCAGTGCATCCGTTGAAGCAGCGCCAATATCACTTAGAACTTGAGCTGCAGATCTACCTTCTATGCTTGTACCATCAACTCTTAAAAAGTCATTATCAGCAACGTTTGCATTTGCTCTAAGTACGTTTGTGTCTGCAATTCCAAAAGTTAAAGCAGCTTGATAGATTGTGGATATGTTTGCTCCATCATTGAAATAGTCTGCGGCGTATACATTGGCACTTGAACTTATATTACCTGATGCTGTTATGTTCCCTGTAAATGTATGAGTGTCTCCAGCTGAGTCTCCAAATTCTGTTGAACCAGAACTATAAGATGTTGTCATATGAGTCACAGATGATGAGATCACATATGTTTCTGCAGTTATTTTGTCAAATCTAAAGTCACTTAGCACACTTGAACCAGATCCATAGAATAATTTACCAGAATCTAGATTGATTGCTAGTTCGCCTTCTGCAAGGCTTGAGGGTTCGGAAGTACCGGTTCCCCTTTTTAGTTGTATTGTGTTTGCCATTAGAACGTTCCTCCGTCAATGTTATTAAATAATAAGTCGCCACTTGCACTTATATTTCCCGATGCTGTTATGTTGCCTGTAAATGATGGACTTGCTATGGGAGCATAAATTGAGCTTATATTTGTGCCGGCTTCAATATATCTGAGCGAATGTATAGTTCCACTTGCACTTATGTCACCTGATGCTGTTATTGACCCCGAAACAATTAGGTTAGATAGCACATCTGTTGATGCTGGATTGAATCTAAGACCCGAAGTAGCATTGGAATGGTTAACGATATCACCTGCTTGAATAATGCCACTTGCAGAGATATCCCCTGCTAGGTTAATTCCCGTTGAAGTTTTGAAATTAATTTCGTTAGCCTCTAGATGCATAATCGATGCACTACCATTATGTGTGCCGAAAGTCCAGCCACTGTCTGCAATTAGTTTTCCAGAACTATTATATCTTACTACCCCGTTTTGGTCGGGTGCATTGCCGTTAGCATCAGTCAGCCAAGCAGATCCTGTGCCATCATATATAGTGGTCCCATCTGTTTGCAACACCCTTTGAAAGGTGTCTTGTATATTACTTCCGCTAAGGTTTGGTAATGGCATTACTTACGCTTCTCTAAAACTTTTAGTACTTTATCAATCACAGGGGTTTTTTGAGCCCCTTCGATAGTATTCTCATTAATATACGTTGCTACGATGTTATTTAGTTTGTTGCGCTTAATAACAAGATTAGCCATTGTAATGTCTTCTTTTATTAAAAGTCGAACTAAGTTTAGTACGTGTTGCTTTTCACTAATAGTTGGGTTTTGGGATAGGATTTCTACTTGAGATTTAGATTCAAGAACCTTTCGCGATCCTTGGGATTTAACTTCAACAGTTACCTTTCTAGAGGTCTCGACTTCAAATGTAGATTCCCATGGTACAAAGTATGTGTCCTCTGCAATTACTTCTAATCGGATCTTCCCAGTAGACGTATCCTCTAGTAAACCCTTTAGTCTTTTAACAGGGATTTCGACTTCACCGCCAGATGATATTGTGCCTTTAAACATCAAATCAAAATCATCAGATTCTACTACAAGTCTTGCTTGAGACTTTTTAAGTGAAGCACCTTCGAGCTTTATTTTAGCTGAAAACTTTTCTATTTTGTCAGTGTATAATGTGTACATGTCTTTTTAATTCCTCTGCTATTAATTCTATTTCTTTTGTATGATGAGTTATATTTTTAACTTCTTTTTTCTCATCATAAATCTTAATTCCATTCCTATGCATAATCAAACGGATTAACTTTTTCTTTTTGTCGTCTTTTAACTTGTGAAGCTCTGTGTCGTCTACATAGCCATTATTAGTTACAGAATCGACAATTTCTACTATTTCAGCCAAGTTCCATAAATGGGGGTTTAGGTCCCATTTAAAATTAGCTTCGTTCCATTTAATTTTAGTTGCCATATATAAATATCACCTAAAAGGTTCCTCCATCTATCCCAGATACACTAAGGGTTCCACTTGAGCTTATATTCCCAGATGCTGTTATTTCGCCGGAGACGGTAAGGGTTCCTGCTACAGCGGTTGGACCTTGTTTTATTGCTTGAGATGCACTTGTTTTAATTTGAAAAGACACTGTAGGCGTTTTTGTGTTCACACCCACTTCTCCCGATGCCGATACATAGAAAGCTATTTTGTCTTGCGTATTACCGTTTGAACCTGAAGGTATTCGAAGTTGCAGGCTTTTACCATCGTCGGGGTCAATTTCCCATCTGGCAGCTAAATTTGTGGGGGCGTAAGTACCTCCGAAATTCCCTGAATAGAATTCTAGAGCAGACCCCGTTCCCATTTGAATAGCTCCGGAAGAAGATAACACTGTATTACCTGTACTAAGGAATGATGACGATATAGCCCATCCGGCTATGCTTGCTGTGCCATTCGTAAAGTCGGCAATGTAATTACCTGCCCCATCACCAAGAAATCCCGCATCTCCAGAAGCAGATATGTAAGCTTTAGCATTCCCGCTACTAGTTGCCGATGCCGGTACAAATATATCATCTGCTGAAAGAGCTGCATTTATAGTTGTGCCTGCACCAATAACTAGTTTGCTATTCACAGGATCTAAATGGAATAGGGATGATGATATTTCTATATTTCCACTAGAGCCGGAAATGTATTGAGCCCCAGTGGTTCCGATAAAGAATTTACGAGCTTTTATATCTAACTCAGCGCCAGGTTGAGTGGCATCAAATCTTAAGTATGATTCAGATCCTGCTACGAGCTCTACACCAACGCCAGAATAAGTTTGTTCACCAGCTACTGATGAACCCGACCACATCATCCAACCCTTAGTTCCAGTTTCTGCTGAGCCTGAATTGAATCCTTCATATCCTTTACTTCTAATATCTGGCATGGCTTATCCTATTTCTATAGTTCCATTAAGAACATTATTAGATCCATTTATGTATAAATTACCGCCTGTCCATTCTACACCATTGGTTTGTTTTGTAAAAACTTTATTGCCAAGATTATCATATAGTTCAAATTTAAAATCGAGAAAATCTACTTGTTGGAAATTATTTGCTACATAAAAATTTATTATGGTATAGTTGGGTGTCCATCCTGTTTGGGCTGATGACTTTATGGAAATGTCGGAAAGATACCATCGTCCATATGGAATTTGAAAAATCAAGGCTATTGTTCCAGCTCTTTGGACATCAATATCAAATGACAATAAGTTTTCATCGTATATCAGTTGCAAGTTATTACTAGTTTGAAAAGCATCAAGGAAAGAAACGGAGTCTCCTCCGGCTTCACTACCATATGTTATAGTGGTGAGCTTTAACTTGTCATCCCCATCTGTATCAGAATCTATTGCAGAGCCGGATGCATACATTCTTATAGATGGAAGCCCCAATACCCCTCCAACCCCATCGAGGACTGATTCAGAAGCTGCTTTAAGGGTTACAGTGTAGCTTCCGGCACTAGGTATATCAATACCTGCGGTTGGCGTACCGTCAGCATCCCAATCAGCGGACGGCTTCATTCTATATTCTACATAAGCATCATCTCGACCATTAGGATTGTCAGGATCAAAGCTTTGTAAAAGTTCAGATCCGGATATTACTACTCCATTTACAAAAATAGTTCCGTTGGATGCGGTGATCGGTCTTGCAGTTGCAGTTACAGTATCAACCCCTTGAAGGGAACCAGTCCAGTAAGTATTAACTATTGTTTGGGTGTTAAATTCTCCTAGGTTTTGGGATATGGCGTTTGAGTCGTTGTTTTCTAATAGTTCGACAACTTCTAAATTTGCATTTTCAACAAATTGCCATTGTTGGAATCCCTGGGATCTTTTATAGACCTTAACCGAAGCGATGTCTCCACATATTGGATCTAAATTTGAAATAAACACCTTAGCCCAGGATTCACTATTTGGGACCTGGGCCTCAAATTCATATTCCCCCAGGTGGTCGTGGGAACCTAATAAGCCTGTGACCGTGGGAGGATACCAAGTAAAAGGAGAACCTTCTCCAACAATGGTTTGCCCTGCGTCATAATATTTTATCTGAATCACCTGTTTTAAAGCAGCTGCTATAGTAGCAACGTTAAGTTCTCCGAACACACCTATGTCGGTTACTTCAGCAGGAAATACAGGATTGCCGTAAGGGGATCCAATATTAAAATAAGTGGCGATTGCTCCATCGGGTCCTATTTCTGGCTCGAAGTAGTTGTCGGGTAGTTCCGAAGTTCCTCCAGATAAGACTATATCGGATCCAAGGTCTGTGATAGTAAAGTATGAAGAAGTTGTTGTAAGATATCCTTCTTGTCCAAAACCAAGGTTGTTACCCTGACTAATAAGTTGATATGAAATACCCTCTAAGTTTGTGGATATCTGTGTTGTTCCAAAGCTTCCCGTAGGGGTTAAATAGGTTCTTTCTACTTCTTTAATTGATATTGCCGGGGACTTTGTCACAATTACCCGGGTTTGGTTTTCCATAAATGGTAATACATTAAGTCTTTTCTGCCACTTAACGTTAAGAGTTTTTTGAAGCTCCGAAGAAACAGATTTTCCATTGGGTCTTTTTTGGGCTGTGCCAGTTATGGTTATGACTCCACCGCCTTGAGGTGTACTCTCATACACATATATAGCTACTGCACGGCGTTTTGTACCAGGCTCTATATAATTAGCATTTTCATGGTAAATAACTCTGCCGTTTAGATCTGTGACTTCTATTTCTATTGTAGAGCCAGGAACCAGTAGATCTTTATTACCTTTAATCATAAACAAGTTTTTACCACCTGTTAGAATATCGGGGACTTCACTTACATCAAAATAGGTCGAATCAGGGTCTGTGTCCGCTATTAAATATTGGCCCTGAGACAAATATTTAGGTTGGTTCAGTTTAATGAACGGCATTTATAATACTCCTGATATATACTTCCACCTACGAGGGGAATCTAATATAAATATCATTTAGAATGTGATTTTGCTAAAGTCATTAGTTACATTAATTTCAAATAGATTGTCAGCCACATCTCGTAATGCATCTAAATGTGATATAACCAAAATGAACGAGAACTCAGACTTTAAATAGTCAAATAGCATAAACATGCTATTAAGGTTCTCAGAGTCTAAAGTTCCGAATCCTTCGTCGATTGCTAGGAAGTTTGGCCTTGGCAAATTTGAAACATTAATTAAGGCAACTCTAATAGCTAAGGAGGATATAAACTTTTCCATGCCAGAAGTTAATTCTAGTGGCCATGAGCTTTTATCATACTTAATAAATGTTAGGATGTTTTTACCATCAGTTTCAAATATAACTGTGAATTCTACAAGTTGGGCTAGGATCTCATTTACCTCGTCTTGTATTAGAGGAAGTACTTCTGATATAAGTTCGTATGGTACACCGTCTCTTTTAATTGCTTCGAGGTAGTATTCATAGGCTTTTAGTTTATTTTCTACATCATTGGCATTATCAATAGATTCTTCTATTTGAGATATCGTTGTCCTTGCAAGTGCACGTTCTGTGTGCTTCTGCTTTATTGAGGATTGGATATCGTCGAGGTATGCTGTAGCAATTGCAAGATCATTTTCTACAATAGTGATCTTGGCTTCAATTGTTTTATTATGTTCGAGATCCCTTTTATTAGCATGGTATTCAGCAATACTATTCATGGTGCCAGTCATAGATAATTTCAAATTATTGATTGTAGACCCTACATTAGCCTTATCTACTTTAATATCTAATTGCTTGGCTTTAATACCACCAAGGCGGACTTTTAAGGTGTCGTAATGGGATTTCTGCTCAACATATGTATATAAGTCCTCCGACGATGCTTCCAATTTTGCAATCTTTTCGGAATGAGCATTAGCAGTTGTTTTGTCGGTAACCAATTCCGTCTGAGCCTGCTTAGCTTGCTTAACAAATGGATTATCAACACAATGCGAACAGTCAGGATTATAAGAATGGTTTTCTAGTTCATCAACAAGTTTGCGTTTCTGCTTTGCAGAAGCCATCAGAATTGTTAGTTTTGTTTCTGTATTGTCCCTATCAGTTATTGTCTCATAATAGTCAGTAACATTGGAATCTACAGAGGTATAATCTATTTGCTCGAGTTCTGATGCTATTCCTATATATCTTTCTTTATTAGCTTCGGTTTGGGATTCAAAGGTTTTCTGAAGTGTGTACTTGTCTGACAAGGCTTTCACCAAGCTTCCAGACTTTTGCATCAGAGCATCGATGTCTACATGAGGTATAGTCTGTCGGAGTTGCTTAGACTTTTCTAGGATCTTACTAGATAATTCTGCTATTGTTTGCTTTAGTTCTTTTTCTGCAACAGAAGCGGTTGCATACTCAGTTGTCGCTTCTTGAAGAGTTACCTCAGCATCAAGGAGTTGACGATCATAATCCATCTTTTTGAATTCTCTCAGGGAAACTTGGACGTCACGGATCTCTTCGTTGGCAAGAGCATAGATCTCTTCGAAAACGGTTATGTCCATGAATTGGGCCAATGAATCCTTGCGCTCTGTTTGGGACTTGTTTATGAACCCGGTGCTATTATTTTGGGCTGATAGGGCTGTTAATTCAAAGTCTTCATACTTGCCAACATAACCTCTGATGTTCTTATTTGTGTCCCTTCTTTGCTCTCCATTTAAAGATACCTCGCTTCCGTCTTCGCCAATCATCCAAAAGTTAACATCGACCTTGACATTTGATTTACCAGACTTTACTCTTTTGGCTTTTCGTTCGACAAAGAAATCAACACCATCCACCTCAAAGTTAAATTTGCAGTAAAAGTTTAAAGATCGGTTGTTCATAACGTCTTCAGCTTTTTTAGTTCTACTGCATTTATCAAACAAGCAAAATGCTATTGAGTCTAGGATTGCAGACTTACCTGAGTGGTTTGCTGCGAACAATCCCATCAAGCCAGAAGCCTTATCAAAGTCAATACTATTGTCAGGACCATAGCTAAACATATTCGAAAACTCAAACCCTTTGGCCTTCCAGAATATATTTCTTGAAATTTCGACGGGAGCTAAATCTTTATTAAGTCCACGGTTGATATTCTTAACTCTATCGATTATAGCAGGGTCAGCAGAGAAATTCCTTTCTATATACTCCCCGATGAGTTCATTTTGATATTCAACATCCCTGACATTATTCACTAGGGCTTTTGAAGTTTTGTTTGTGGCAGTGCCTGCTAACTTATCCAGCTTGACAACCATTGCATCAGCGAATGTAGCTTTCTTTCTGACCGTACTTAATAGAGTTTTTAATTCTGCTTCGGTGGTGTTGGTTGTTCTAATCCTTAGTCTAGGAAACTTAGGAATTGTTTTAATGCTAGGTAACACCCCATCAGTAATATCAATGGTATAGAAGCCATGATCGTTATGGATATGAGTAAAGCTGCTAGACAAGTCAGCAGTGTTCCAAGTAGTATAGCCATGGTTTTCATAAGCTTCTCCGAAGTTCTGTTGGACTAATGAGCCTGGATAGTGTACCCGCTTGTCAACGTCCAAATATTGATGTTTGTGAATATCACCGAGTAGAACTAGATCATAGCCAGCGAACATGCCAATGCCATGATTTAAATTTGTAACCTTGAATCCTCCGTCGGTCATAGACGAATCGACAGCACCATGAAAGAATGCAACCTTAAGCTTGTCGTCAGGTATATCCTTTGCTTGGATATAGTTTTCATGGTCGTCAGCAATATCAAATACACTAAGGTAAAGATCTGCTACATCATACACTTCAGTTTTATCTAGGTAGTGTAGGTTCGGATGTTTCAGGCTATCATATATAGGCCTTAGAGCATCCATCCGGCTTTTGTTATTTAAGTTCATATCGTGATTGCCACGAATGAAAATAGTTGGCCTTCTGTTTGCAAGCTCCCTTAGGAATTCAGACGTTAAGTCTATGAGCTCTGGTGACATGTCGATTTTATTATGAACAATGTCTCCGGCTATATACACAATAGATTTCTCAGGAAGATCATCTACAGCTTTATAAAGTTCTGTAAATATTTTTCGATACTCATCATGGCGATTATAATTCCTGATGTGTATGTCTGCGATATGAAAGATTTGCTCTACAGAGCTTATACCAATATCAAGCTTTTGCATATAGCTTATACTCCATTAATTTTCCAAAGGTCAATTTTGATGACTTGGATATTAATTCTAAAACTTTAGATCGGCCTAGATCTGATGGGTCTGAATCCTGCATGTCAACCATGTGGACTTCAATATTATTATTCATAAGAAATTCTGCGTGCTCAAGAGACTTAGCTCTTGCGTCTGAATCTAGCAATAAATTAACTCGTGCTACTCTATTCTGTAGTATTTTATATCGTAGAGATTTTTGGATCATTTTACCGAATAAAGGAATAGCATTCTCTCCGACGGTCAAAGCATCAAATGGACCCTCGACAATATTAATAGGTTCGCTCCAATTAACTAGTAGATCATACCCAATAATGTCTTTTGAAACTTTGGGATTCTTATGCTTAAAACTAGTATCATAAAATGATCTTGCGGTGAAGTAGTTAAGTTCTCCTGAGCTATCGAAGCTAGGTATGATTATCATTCCACCATACTCACCAGACTCACAATACCCGATGGAGTATCTGAGTATGTCATATTTAGCTATGCCTCTAGATTTAAGATATTTTACAGCATTCCTAAAGTCCGGGCTTTTCATATTGCCTTCTAGAATAGGAATATATTCTAATGGAAGTGCAAGGAATGTTGGTTGCTTGTCAACGTGGAATTGATCTACTTCGCCAACCAAGTTACCCAGGTCTTTTATTTTTTGATATGATGCCTGCAAAGACTTTAAGATGTTTACAAGCTTGCGACCTTTCTTACCACATACCCAACATTGCCATTTTTGGTTGATTATGTTTATGGATAGCTTTGGTTTCGGATGATGGCAGTACGGACAGTTAAACCATATGTCACCATGGTTTTTATCGTGACCTTTACCGAGAACACTCTCAAGAATATGCTTTATCTTCTGTTTAATCATGCCCTCTTAATATAAGAAATAACTACGAGAAAAAAAATTATTTCGGGAGGTTTGTTTCAAAAATTAGTGCTTTAGATCTGTCTGTGAATTTAACGGAGACGAACTTCCTAGAACCTACACAATCATTATAATAATCATCCCGAATCATAACATTGGCTTTGTGTTGGACGTTTTCTTCCATGTAGTTTACTTGGCCTTTGGTTTCGCCTAAGAATAAAATTTCAAACCTAAAATTATCATATCCGAACTCTTCGATTGCTTTTGTAAGGGATTTAGAGGATCCTACATAAGTCCTCCAGTCAGATTCCTTTCTAACTATTTTTCTTCGGGTCTTGCCCTTTACTTTAACTCTTCTTGTGGTTCCGAAGTACTTCCGGCCAATATACTTTTTACCATTTTTACTATTGGTAATTATATAAACAAAACCGAAAAATCCTTGGGGAACTTCAGACAGAGGTTTGCCTTTGTACTTCCAGTGACTCATTATTTATTATGTATCAAACCTAACGACATATGAAGTGTCGAACTTTTCTGATTTTTTTATTGCTTGGCCTAACTTTCCTATTGCTAGTAGATTGCTATTGTCATCATATAGACCAACAGTTGTTACATATGGGTTAAATGCAGACGAACTTACAAAACCAGCTACCGAGCCGGAGGCTATGTTACTTAGAACTGATTGGTTGGTAGTGGCATTGAACTCATGCTTACTAGCGTTACACATATACTCATGCTCTTCTATTACATGGGTGTTTTTAAAGCTAAGTGTACCCACTCTTAAATACTCTATACTAGCGTTTGCGACCTCTACTACTATTATACCATGTTTATAAAATATATTTCCGACTTTTGTGATAGAAGGTCCGTAGCTTTCTGAGTATACATTCCCTAGGCCGTCGTCGTAAAATTTCAGGGCCACCGATGTAACGTGGAGAAAGCTTCCTGGTTTAATGCCGTCCCCTATCATTAGATGGGGAATTGACATCACACGGATGTGTTCGCCGAGAGGGTTACTAAGAATCCTTGTTGATCCTTTAAAGGTCGGGTCGACATGGCCTTGGTAACCGCCACCTTCTCCAGGAGGACCTTCGACTTTTTTATAGAAATTTGTATTTATGGAATTCCAGATGTCCCGGTTGTTATATCCATTTGTAGTAGCAGTATCACTTAGGCCATATTCCGCTGTATTGTCCTTTCCGTGATATACAAATACTTCGAGATCTGATTCGGCACTAAAACTTCCCGAATGATCCAGCAACACAACTTCATAAGATTTATGAGCAGTGTGTCGGGTTATGTTTTTAGTAGCTACTGTTTTGAAAGCTCCAGCCATATTAGAGTCCTAGTATTCTAAGCGGACTCTAACTAAAGCTTCTCTACTGAATGATTTCAATAAAGGTTTGCTAAGCTTAGCTACTGCCAAGAGTTCGTGTTGTTCATCATAGAGGCCTACGGTTGTGACGTAGCTTTTTGGGTTACCCACCATTGATTGGTATAAAAATGATCCGTCTTGAGTTGTTTGCTTAACAAAGGTTGGGTTGGACGAGAAGTTAGCAGCATACGACGGGATTCTACAAAAGTAAGTCCTGGTGTGTAAATGTTCTGTGCTTCTTGCCTTAAAGTGGTTTCCAAGTTGAAGGGCCGTAAGGAAATTTAAAGATCCAGTTTTATTGAAAGACGTTGCTGCTGAGTAACCTGCTCCAGTTCCATCATAATTTAAAACATGTGCTGAAGCGGTCATACCGACTGTGGCATCCAAAGTTACAGTATCAAAAACCAAAACGCCATAGTTTGGATAAAACAGACCATATTCCGTTGTTCCAGTAAAACTAGAACCTATAGACCCAGAACGGATTGGAACAGGACCATCACCAAGGTCGTTACTACCAGAACCAAGATATTGGTCAACAAAAGTAGAGTTGCCTAGGGATCCAGAAATCTTTAACTCCCAGTTACCAGAGTCTACGCGTTCTTTCAATTGGCTTCTGCCTATATTAATAACGTAAATAGAATCACTTGCAGCACCACCAATTTTAAACTTGAAGTCTGCATCTGTGGAATTTTTATCTTCTAGAAGAGCTGCATACTGGGAGTAAATAGCTTTAGTAGGAGTGAGCCCATTAGTCTGTCCTTCTAGACTTGTTTCTCCATATCCATTATAATTGCCATAAGCTACAGAAAATTGAGGTACCTGTGTTGTGTCAGCATCAACTGAGGTTTGCTCTGTACGATAGACATCATGATAGTATTCTCCCGAAGTTGCATGCTGGGTAGAAGATGTGTGCATTTCATTACCAAGGAGGGTTGTGTCTCCACTTGCCCACATTGCCGAATTAATTCTGTCACCTACTGGGTTTAATTGGATATCTCCGCCTAGAACGTCTCCAGCTTCGTTTACTGTTACGCCGAAGTCGATAAATGAAGAATTTCCTGCTATTACTGTTGTTATTGATGCCATGTTATTACTCTATTAAGCGTTTACTGGTTTTTTAGTTACACTTATTGTAACCGTTTGGGTTATACCTGTTGCATTACCTATAACGGTCATTGTTGTGGTTTTGTCGGTTGTTTCCGAAAGGTTTAAACCTTCAAATGTTATATTAGCTGAACCATCCTCTACGAAGAAGTTTTTAGATATTGATCCACCTTCCTGAGTGTTAATATCATCGCCTCTAAAAGTAACCAAAGTGCCATCAGATATAATAGCAGTATAGAAAGTGTCTGCAAATGCAGTACCCGAACCTGCTATTGATGTCTTAGCCGTTATAGCACCAAAGCCATTATAAGTGATAGCAAATATAGCATTGGCAGGAGATAGTTGTAGGAATGGTAGCTTTTGAATGTTCTTTTCTAGAGTCATAAGTTTAAATCTCATTACTTTAGATTCGTCGGGAACAGCTTCTACCATAGGCATATTTTCAATTGCTTGACCATAGAAATTAGTTCCTTTACCATGGTTTTCATCCCATAGTGTGTAGTCGACCTCGTCGTCTGCAAGTGCAAATTTAGTAATGTTGAAATTTCCAGCTGCAAGTTTTTCACGGCCTCGTTTTGTCAATATAGCATCGACGGTGATTGTTGATTTGTCTAAATATCCCATTATGTCTCCTTTGGTATATATAAATATCTTGAATATTGATTATCTAATTTGTATTTCCCCTAAAGCCGTTAGTGGGCCTTGGGTAGATGTTAATTCTACAGGATTTGTCTCTACGACTTCGATTGCGCAACGAATGTTTGTACTTGCATCGAATAATCCTTTACCAGTAACTGAAGTGTCGTTTATTAAGTTTATAACTCCACCTATTGACCCCGGAACGCGACCATATTTAGACCCTGCGTATCGATGGTTATTAACAGCTGCTGGTAGAAAGTCTTGAACCGAAATCGCTGTTGAAATTATCCCTGAGCTTCCCGATGTGTATGTTTGGTAGCGCTTACTTACTGTTGTTAGATCATAAACTGGTACGTCTGCTGATGCCATATTACTTATGCCATACCCAGTAGCTAAAGAATCATCAAAGCTATTTGGAAAGTGTGGGGTAGCACTAGCATGAGTGTCTCTGCCATGAACTATATATGTTTTAAATAACGCTTCATAGGTTTCAATGTGCTCTGTACTAAATGCAGGATTAAAGGTTATGGCTTCTGCCTGTTCATATGTGAGATTGGCAAAGGACTCAGACACTCTTGCAATTGTTGGTCTTTCTAAAAGATTTGGCTTAATTAAAAGGCCGGTTTGCTTATTAGCCCTTGCAGGAAGTAAAGATTCGAGCTGTAGGAATAATGAACTATCAAAATACTTTAGAACTTTAAGATAAGCAGCAAAGGTTGGGCTCGCTTGGTATTTTTGCCAATAAAAGTTACTTATACTCCTTAGCTCTTTATATGTAGTTCTATATGCATCCCTTGGGTTACCAACAAAGTCGTCAAACTTAGCACCACCTATTGTGTGGGAGATGTCTAGATCTATATCGTCGTTAGGAGAAAAGAATATCCCAAGTAGTGGGGAGTCTGGTGCCGATAGTTTTATCGAGCTTGAAACCACCGAACTATCTACATAGAAACTTCCGGTGTATGTTGAGTTGTCAATTCTTATTTTATCTGAAACTGCTCTTGTGCCAATAATTTCAGGAACCACAGTGTAGAACGTTTCCTCTTCGTATTGCCAGTCTGCTGCTGTGCCAGTATATCCAGATCCTGATAGCACCATATGCAACGAAGGGGAAGCATCTAAAAATGAGTTTGTTGCTATGTTTTGGTTCGGATGCTTAGATGCAAGGGTTACACTATTTAAACTAGCAGTTACTCCTGTTGCACCCATTGGCCATCTAGCTACCAAATCAGTATATGATGATGTGTAGGTATTGCCTTCAATAGATAGTGGTGAAAGAACGTGATTATTAAATGCAGCATCACTTAGGATCGTACTAGTTGGGAACGACCAATACCTTAACTCTTGCATACTTCCTGTGAATCCTGGTAGGGTTCCTTCAGCAACTGTAGAGCCGGAAGCCATTTTCCATCCAGCGCTTTGAGTGTCATCCTGGTTTCCTACGGATACATATATATTATTTTGGCTTTCATTCCAGTTTCCAGGATATACAGCATAGCTTGAAGGAGCATTAATATCCCATGCTAGTTTTTCTTCGTGAGTTATTCGCCCATTAGAGTGGTCAGCTGATTTTT